GTATGTTACTTCTCATAGTCGCGTTAGGATCGTATGAAGCCTTTGCTGCGTCTGCAGGTGGTGCTCTTATTCAACTTTCTACCTCCCATGTTCCCACCCCCGAAGAGATTCATAATGCGAGAGTCTATGGTATGAATAATCAAGAAGATGATGATGAACAGAAAGATATGTATAATGGGAATATTGATGGAATATTCAAATTAGACAATAGTCCGTATGGACCTTTTTAAGATTTATTTGGAAGAATATTTGTTTCGGGATTAAATTCATGAACTTCAGCATTTTCGTTTGTTAGATAATTTTCATTATTCTTCTTTCGAAGATTATTAAAAAATTCTTTGTCCTTTATCATTCCAGCTTTGCGTCTAGCAATTTCTTCTTTTGACATTGGTTTATTTTTGTTAAATGCAGCAGCCGCAGCTGCTTCTTTTGCAACACGTTCTGCCTTTTTTTGTTCTTGTTGTAACCATATTTTACATGCTACAGGAGATAAACCAGCAGGACAGCCTCCTCCGTATTGTTTTCGAGTTTTACGTCTATTTTGGCGAAGTTGTTTTCTAGATCGCATCCTTCTACTTTAAATATATAAATTATACACGATTTTCCCTGTAGGAGGAGCGGCTTCCATTCGAAACGCAGCAAAGGGTTTGGCTTCCACTTGGCGAGAGGGTACTGCATTTTTTACATCCGTTGCAATGGCTTTGTAAAGATCAAAATCAGGATACCGTTCACGACCATCAGGAGATCGTAATACATTTCTACCTTTCTTATCCACCAACCACCCCCATAAAAGGTTGTACAGAGAACTCTTGGTTTCTGTGTACATCTTGCTGCCCTCCTTGTACATGATTTGAATGGGTTTCACTGGATCAGGACGAGTAGGATAGAGAGATTCAATCAAGGAAACGGATAAACGGCAAAGATCAAAGGATGGATTCGGTTCTACCTTGGGGCCGTTTGAGGCGTTGTAAAAAGGTTCACAATTGTATTGATCGGCTGCATCATTTCCTTCAAAGAAGGCATCCGAGATGTAAAATCCTCCATTTTCAGGAGGAAGATGGAAGGAGGCTCGTCCAAAATCGATAATTTTCATAATCTTTCCAAAGGTGGGAACTTTCATATAAAAAACTTCTTCTTTTTTATGAACTTTATAAAAGATATGAGATTGGGTTGTTTCAGACCACATGACATTATTGGTATGAAGATCGTTGTGGACAAATCCATAGACGGATTGAGCCGATGTAAGAGCCGCGACAACTTGGAAGACCCAGGCCGACCATCGTTCCTCTTTTGTCTCATCTTCTTCCTCCTCTTCTAACAAATCATCCATCGTTCCATCGGCTCGTTCCAATAGAGTCACTTGAACTGGAAAATTAGTAAATTCAGCAAAGGTCTGGGGTCCCTCTGAATCATCTGTAAACGAAGAGTCGCTGCTTTCATCTCCAAGTCGTTTGAGACGAACTCGTGGTGCTGAAAGAGCAAGGGGTAGATCCTCCTCATCATCTGAACTAATGTAAAGAGTGGATAAAAGGGGTTTTGTTTCATGAAGATCAACTACCTCTTCAAATTCATCTCCTGAAAGAGATTTTGCATCTCCTAGAATTTGTTTGGCTCCTTGTACAGCAGAAGATCCTGTCAGAAGTTCTTCCTCCCCATCTTCACGAATAACACGAAACAATCCTTTGCGTTGATGAGGAAGCCACCAAGAAGATCGTTCAAATTCATCCACCTCATCCGTAATATTGTATAAATACTTGTTTACTCGTCCACTCATAGTTCCAAAACACTGACACCAATGAGGAGAGGTATTTGTTGTGACAAGCTGATTGGCACACAGTGCAAATACAGAATCAACATAGGCTTCATTCAGAGGATCCTGCATCTTTTTATAAGTTGTTTCAGCTATGTCTTTGGAAGTAGAAAGAAGAGTATCCTTCATCCATTCATAGTCTCCTTCTATGGCTCGAAGTGGATCCAACAGATGAATACGTTTTAGAAAGACAGGAATTTCTTTTTCATTTATATGAACGGTTGCAAATAACGATTGATCTGTAGTCCGAGTAATAGAAGAAATAGGAGATCCCATCCAACATCGATCGGGATCGATAGGAGGGGCTCGAAGCCGTTCTTGCGTCGCAAAGAAGGGTTGGAGGTTATGAAATTCGGGAAGAGCCGTGAGTAAGGTGGAGGGTATGGCGGTTCCTGTGAAAGGAGGCAACAGAGAGGGAGGAATTTCTACCGGTGTAAGAGTCGCTTTTGCAACAGTTCGTCCCTTTGGTGGCATATCTTCTTTGATTCAATCTTCTTCTTTGTTTAAAACGCCGCAAGACGGTGTGTATGACCTCGTAAAAATAAAAATACAAACGAAATTAATATAAATACAATATAAATACTAATTTTAGATGTACGAGAGGCATGATCCTCTAAATAGAGGTCTACTAATCCCCAAATTCCAATCCATAAAAAAATAACAAATAAAGTTTGTTCAATAAAATATAAATGGCCGTTCATTGAATCAAGTTCTACTTAATAGAATGAAGTTAGAATCCAAAGGCAGAGGTACTGGCCAACATAGGACGCACCTGGGAATCAGGAACATAATCTGCAGAACATTTTACACGGGGTTCAGGACAAGGGGCGCATTGAGCTGCAGGACAGGCGGGACAGGCCTTAGGTTCAGGGCATTGGACCACGGGGCAGCGAGGCCGAGGGCAGGGAGGGCATTCACCAATCTTGCAGGGCTTGGAACAACCGGCAATGCAAGGAGGGCATTTCGGAACAGAGGATTTCAGAACGTACTTAGACATATCAGGAAGAGGAGGGCATTCTGTCTTCAACATGTACTTGGAAAGATCGGGCATAGGAGGGCAGGGAGGAATGGTGGCACGAAGAACCCATTTGCCAGGGTCTGGTGAGGGACATGCACTTGACGCAGAAGGTGCTGCCGCACAGTTACCTCCTGCAGGAGTATTCATATCATACGACGAGGGATTCACAGCAACATTCATTGGAATCTCGGGAGGAACAAAATTATCAAATGTTTCAACGGGTTTTACTACAAGACCACGCATTGCATATCCAATGGCAAATCCAAGAATGACCACTGCGATCATGAGAGCAATACATTCAGCTGTCTTCATAACTTCCTACCCAATCCTTCTATTTTAGAGAATTTGGCTTGAAAACCGTGCCGTGGGATCATAGGGTCCACAACCAAACTGTTCAGGATAGGAGGCTCCCCATGTATCTCCCAATCGATTGCAAATCATTTTATGAGCTCCTTTCCAACTATAAGTGGGGCTCAGTTCATCGGGATTTGCAACGCATCCAAAGTCTTTGGGATCCCCTAATCCACTGGCACCAATAGAACGACACAGATCCGCAGTACGTGTCTTGTAGTCCGCACCTCCTACACCACCGTACGAGGCCGTACCACTACTAGCACGACGTTTGATTTGTTCATCCGTCATGACAGAAGCATAGGGATCGGAAAATTCATTTGATTGAGCACAGGCTAAATTGGCATGACTGGGGCTACGAGGTTGCGTAGAGAGATCGGGAAGACGAGTGGAATCGGCGGGTTGAGGGCGAATATGAGCGGCCGGAGTTCCCATGCTGCTGCTATGAGAAGAACCACCTAATGCAGACGTTAGAGTCATTAATTCTGCATACAAGAGTTTATACTCGCGTTCATGTTGTTTTGATTCTTTTTGACTTGAAAGCTGCTGCAAACGTTTCTCCACTGTATCTAAGCGTTGTAAGAGTTGTCCTCGCTGTCGAACTGCTGGATCATATCCTACCGAAATTTGTAAATTCCATCGTAAATCTTTCGCTTGTTCTAGCAATTTTTGTACATTTGAATCTTGCATGACAGCAGCAGGACCCGCAGCGGTTTTGGGAGTTGCTCCGCCTGGGGTTAGAAGGGGGGGCACGGTGGACGCAGACAATCCCGCTAAAAACTTTCTAGCAGATTCAGCCTCAATTGGAAGATCACGAGGATCGATTTGCTTTCGAACTAGTTTTTCACGAAGTTCTCGAACATCGGCACCCAATTTCTCTAATTGATCAATTCGGGCTCGAATGGGAGGGGCAATCGAACGCTGATTTACCAACTCCATTCGGGTAGATTTAATCCGATTCATTAATTCTTGTAAATCATTGGCGGTTAAATAAGGTCCTGCAATCTTATACTTGGAAGATCGACTCGCAAATCCTTCCGTTATAGTGAGAATCTGGTCGGCACCCATTTCGTATAAAGAGCGAAGACGTGTGGCTTCTTCCACCGTGTAATTATTCTTGCTCAGATCGGTCAAGGCTCCCTTTACACGAGCTTCTTGCATGGGCAGTTCTTTCTCCAATTCTTTCAAACTTCCTAGGGTTTCAGCCGTTCCCTGCATTTGTTTACTACTCGAAGTAGCCGCATCCATACTACGCCGTGCCTCTAACGAATCATGGAAGAATCGAAGGGCGTCCTGAAGAGCAATCAAATCTTGTGTACTGGCGAAGGATTGATCGGGAGCAGAGGTCACTGCACCAGGTAAGTCATGTGAAATCATGGATTCCTGAGCAGGGGCAGGTAAGGAAGAATTAGTCGAGGAAGCTAACGGAGCCAGTCCTGATACAAATCCTTCCATGCGTAACACATAGAGGGCTGCTAACACAAAGAGAAGCCCTAGAAGCCCTATCCATAGTAATTCCATTCTAATAATAATAAAGAAGATTTGCAAAGCAAATATTCTTTATTATTATAATAAAGAATATTTATAAATTTCTCTAGTAGAATCGTAAGGTAATTAGGCAGGTAGTTTACAGTTCCAGCAAGGAATTTGGTCTTTGCGAATAAAGTCACGAAGATCGGGGCATTCGTTTGTAGGAGCAGGAACATATTGTGTTTGAGTTTTATAAATAACGGTTGGTTTGGGGCAAGTATGTTTCTCTTTTTTCTCATTCAATAAAGCTCCTTGTCCATCGGCCAAGGATTGACAATTTTGTGTATCTGCAGAGGCAGGAGTTGAATTACTGGGAGTTCCATCAGGAACCTGTTTGACTCCTTTGCTGGTTTCGCCATAATAAGGTGTACCTAGAATATTGCGCATTTCATGAATCTGCTTTCCTGTTAATGCATCAAATCCCTCTTTTGCTTTTGTAAGAATGTACTTGGGAGCTGTATACAAGGCTCCTGCTACAAGAGCTAATAAAACCCATGTTATCATTACATCTGTCGACATTCTAATTATGAGGAGGATAATTTGCGGAGCAAATTATCCTCCTCATAATTAGGAGTGCAAAGCACTCAGAATAAGGACGACATTT